ATCATTTTTGCTTCGTTGAAACTGAGATTCTCTCGGAGGTATAGTGACATATATTAGTATGTACTCTTTATTATCTTACACGCTTGCTGATCAAACTCTTAGTATTGCTTTCGCCTTTACCACTTGAGTCTGTTGCACCAACTTGCTTACCTGGCTTGTTGAAACCGCTTTGACGATCAATTCCACCACCTGGTACTTGTTTCTTAAATGCTGATTTACCTGCATCACTACCTGGACGATTGTGTACGTTTAAACCTGCTGTTAAGTCTTGTGTTGATGGCTTTAGTAAACCACCTTTTGTTCCGCCAGCTTTAACGCCTGCGTCACCGTGTACTTCAACGTAATTCTGAGCGATGTTAGCAACTGTACCGCCCATATCGTTCTTCATGTTGTCGATTGTTGACTTAGTGTTAACACCGTTGTCGCCATGCTTTGGTGGGCTAACTTTGTTAACGTATTCCATCATTGGCATTTCCATACCTTCGTCTTCCATACCTGCGTCGATATCATGCATTGGCATACCGTCGCCATGAATACCAGGTTCGTTTTCTTCTTCGTGTTCTTCACCAGCTAATAGCTGTTCAAATTCTGCTTTTAGATCTTCTAGTGCATCTTCTAGATCCATAACGCGGTCTTCTAAACCTTCGTCACCTTCGCCGTCGTCATCGCTAGCAAATGGATCTTCTTCGCCATCATCTTCGCCATCATCTTCGCCATCATCTGCTGGCTCTTCTTCGCCATCATCATCTTCTGCGTCATCAGATTCTTCTTCTGAACCTTCTTCTTCCTCAGCGCCTTCTTCTTCCATGTCTTCTTCTACAGACTCTTCTTCCTCTTCCATACCTTCATTTTTGTTTGAATATGGATTTCCGGTGTCTTGGCTGAAGTCTTCAGCTAATAATTCTTCGTAGATTTCACGTGATTTTCCTACTACGATATTGTGGAAAATTTCTTTAGCGGCTTGTTGATCATCGTTGATCAAGGCCTCTAGCATTGCTTCAAATTGAGCGCGATCAGTCATGTTGGTTCTCCTGTGAATATAGTTACAAGGCTGTTTATTATTTACACTAATGTTAAAAAACTAGTGCAATATAGGTGAAAATCAGTCAGTTTTGACTGATTTTGCAATTAGGCAGGTGCCGCACCAGCTTCTGGAGCAGGTGCCGCATACATATCGTGTATAAATTCTAGTTCATTTTCTTGTTCTAGAATGTGAGCTTCACTACTTTTACGTAGCTCGTTTAATTGTTTAAGAGTTAATCTTGTTTTACGTGTGTCGCTACGATGCATAATACCGTCATCACGGTCAGCATCATAACGCAAGTCATTGGCAACATGACGTGTGTCAGGATCAATATAAAACAATTCTCTTAAGATCATATTATATTTATGCGGCTGGGGGCGGAGTTGGTGCACCTGGTTGTGCATTACCAGCAGGAGCTGGGCCTGCTTCTCCTTCTCCTGTATTCATATCTTCAGGAGCATCTAAATTACCTGCCGCACCTAAGTCGCCTTCAATTCCACTAGCACTTAGTCCTGCACTACGCATTTCTCCAGCGGCATCTGTAGCTGTTGGCTCACCTTTACCGTTTTCTTCTGCCCAGTAGCGTTCGTTTTCTGCTACTTCTTCTGCTGTTAGACCTAAGAAACGCTTCATTGCAAAGCGTTTTGATACAAAAGGAACTTGTTGAATTGTATTAAATGTATTAATACGCTCTGCATCTATAGTGGCTTGACGGCTACTTGCAAAGTTCATTGGCGGATTAAACTGTAATTCAAACAAATTACTGTCAATATTCATGCCTTTACTATGCATGTACATCTTGAATTCTTCGTCAAATACTGCTGTAATTAGACTTTGCAAGCGTTCGCAGTACTTGTTAAAGCGCAATTCTTGAATATAAGCAGTACCAACACGGCCATCATTGAAAGCTGTTTGACTATCATCAGCACCTGTAGGCAAATAACTGCTAGGAATACGCAATCCACGGAACAGTTTGTTAGTAAAATACTTTAAATCATCAATTTCACCAATGTTCTTACCACCTTCAAGCATGGTAACATCTGATCCTTTACCATCTGCTGTCTTAGGAAAGAAGTAATCTTCGTTGATTGATAGTGGATTATATGCACTATCGATAACGTTTTGCCCGCCACCTGTTTGACTAGGTATGCGTCTTTGGTGAATTTCGTTCTTAACACGCTCAACAAACGCCATAGCTAAGTGACTTGGCATGTTTCCTACGTCAATATGGAACACTCTACGCTCTGGAGCACGTTGTATACGATAGATAAGGATAGCATCTTCCAGCAATTCCTTTTGTTTGTATACTTTAAAGATGTTTTCTAGTAAGCTATTGCCAAATGGAAAGTTATTATCCAGGCCTTCTGACAAAGATAAGTGTACAATATGCTTGGCATCCACTGCATTTTCTTTGTATTGTAAGCCAAAACGACTACCACTACCGCTACTTGCGCCTGCGCCTGTACTGGATCTAGCACTAGTTGATCCTGTAAATCCACTAACTGGCATTGGGCCACCACCTGTATTGCGTGGATTCATGTTAGGAGTAATTTGTGTAGCAACTAAATGTTCAAAATTAGGTGCTAGATCTTTAACAACATACTGTTCAGGCTTTTTGCCTTCACTTTCGTTAACAATAACTTTGATAACATTGCTAGTATCAATCCAATTCCATTTTTGATTCTCAGGATCTCTGATAAAAAATGCATCGCCATACTTGAATACATTACGTACAATCTTAAAAATACGTGTGTCAAACTTTTGTAACTTGTTCCACTGCTGTAGATATTCGCTTAATACTTTAACTTCTACATTAGTAGCCTTGTGACGCCACTTGATTGCAAATGGACTGCTGTTATCTTTGAGTTTTTGTGTGCAAAATTCTGCTAGAATATCTAATGCCGCATTAACTTCGGGATCGCTGTCCATAACTTCATACTGTTGATAGCGTTCAACACGATTTGGACTACCAGTATACACATCTGGCAAGTAACTACTGTAGTTAGTACGTGCTGGTCCTGGACGGTTTCCACTATTAATTCCATTAATAGGACTTAATACTTCTCCATTTACAGGAACAGGGGTAAAATATTTTTTCCAACTCATCGATTATCCTTAGGCAAAGGTTCTATTGCCGGTAGCTTTAGCTGACATTCTAGCTGTTTTCTCGCTGTGCTGACTAATTGTTTCCGAATGACTAGCTACTTGTCCCATAGTCTTATTTAACTGTTGTAGGCTTGTATAGATGTCTTTTAGAGTAACTTCTCCCGAAGTAGCTCCCGCTAGTAATGGATTTGTAGCTGTTGTAGTTGCAGTATTAGCAACCGGTGATGTAGCTTTAATAGCTTCTTGTCTTGCCTGTTCAATCGAATCGGCATTCAATCCAGGTGTCTTAGAAAAATCTAATTTTGGAATGCTACTAGATATTTTGGTTTTTATATCACCAAACATACTACTTAACTTGTCATTGGAAATAATATCACCAGGTATACTAGACTTAAACAATTCAGGGCCGTTTTCTCCAACCATGTAAAGTTTACTAGCATCAACCGGTCCTCCTGATGCTCTTGTTCCGCTTATTGGAGGTATTCTTCCGCCACTTGAAACATTTGGAGGAGGTTCCGAAGGTGTAGGCGTAGGCGTAGGTGCAGGCGTAGGTGCAGGTGCAGGCGTAGGTGCAGGAGTAACAGGTGCTGTTGTAGTAGGTGCAGGAGGAATTCTACCTGTTTGGCCGCCAGAAGTAGCGCCCGATGCATTAGATTGCGGAGGAATAATACCAGTTAAGGCTTCTCTAATGCGTTTAGCATCTTTTTCTAACTCTCCATCTTTACCAAATACATCTTTCAACGCTCCTTTAACCGCAGTGATAGCTGGTGTACTACCAGCTATTTCGCTCAATACCTCATTGGTAACTTTTAGAGCTGTATTAGTTCTTTCAAAGGCTGTAGCATTAATACCTGCGGCGATATTAGTTGGAGCTACATTAGGATTAATTTGTCCATTTTCTAATCTAGAATTAACTCCAACTTCTCTAGCTTGCTGTCTACGTTGATTTTCTAATTGTTCAGGAGTTAAACCAGTACCAAGGCCTTGCTGTTGTGCATATCTAACACCTCCTGCTTCCCTATCTTCTTCAACGCTCCTTTTCAAATATCCTTTGTACTGATCTGGTGCTTGATTCAATAGATTAGCAAAACTCTTAGTACCTTGATAAGCGGCTTTGTCAATTTCAGCTTTCTTTAATAGTTCGTTGCCTTCTTCGGTTCTGCCTTGTGCTATTAAACGATTAGCTCTCATAAACTCATTGGCAGCTCTTGGGCCCATAGCCATTAATGAACCTATTTGTTCATTAGTTAAACGTCCGCCATTTTGAATAGTAGTTGCTGTATCGGCCGCAGTTTTACCCATACCGGATAACTGTGCTTGAGTTTCTATTATTGCTTCTCGTTGCGTTTCATTAGCTACTCTAAGTTTTGCACTAACTTCTGCACTAGAAAGTCTTTCAGCCATTTCAGCTTCAATGACATCTCTACTCTTACCAGTTCTAGCAGACACTTCACTAATAGTTTCTGCTAGATGTTTAGCACTATTAGCTGCCGCTAGTTGTTGCTCGCCAGTTGCTAAAGAATCTTTGCGCCCCATTTGACTTAGAACTAGTACTTTACCTAGTTCTTCTTGTCCCATGTTCAAACGTAACACGCCTCTATCGGCCATGTCTTGTAGCTGTTTACCAGATGCACTAAGAGCATCTGCTCTTTGTTTAGCAGTCCCACCAAAATTATCAAGAGCTCCATTGCTCTTAGCCATTATAGCTTGATAGTCTTGTAAAGTAAATCCTGCAGAACGTAAATCATTCTGCATTTTCATAAATTCAGAACCTAGACCTAGACTAGATTGTTTCCAAACTTGACCTAATTGTCCGCTAGCAGAAGATGCATCTGCAATGCCTTGGACAAAGCCAGACATAGGGCCGTTGTATTCACTGAACTTTTTTCCAAAACCAGCGGCTTCGTCACCTATGCGCTGACTAGCTCCTGCAATACCAAATGAAAATTTAGTACTAGCATCCCATACTGCCCATAGTCCCTGGGAAGCCAGTGGAGCATTCGTAGCAACTTTGCCTAAACCATCACCAGCATCAGTAGCATTCTTGACAGCATTACTGCCGCCACTGCTGACATTAGGGGCAGAATTTCTATCACCGCCAACTAGCTGTCGGAGAAAATCTCCAACTGTCATATCACCAATTCTATCAGCCATTATTTTTTCCCAGAAATATGCGTATATAAATACACTTACATATATTTATCAGGAGCCAAAAACCATGGCAAACAACCCATTAGAGCAGTTTTTTCGACAACCAAAAATTTTTATTAAATTGCCTAGTCAAGGTGTGTATAACGAACCCGGGACTATTGCAGGTGACATAAACAGTTTACCTGTATTCAGTATGACTGCTATGGACGAAATTATAGCTAAAACACCTGATGCGTTGTTTTCAGGCGAAAGTATGGTTCGTATGATACAAAGTTGCTGTCCAAATATTAAAAATGCTTGGGACATTAGTGTATTAGATACTGATTTAATTTTTGCCGCTATTAGAATTGCCACTTATGGTAATACTATTAATATAGATCATGTTTGTTCGCAATGCCAGCAGTCTAATACATACGAATTAGACTTGGCAAGAGTTGTTGAACACTTTACTTCTTGCAAATATGATAATCATCTAGCATTATCAAAGTTTTCGTTACGTTTGCGTCCTATTAATTATAAGAGACAAACCGACATGCAGATGCGTCAGTACCAATTGAATAAACAAATTATTCAAATGGAGCAAATGGAAGAAAGTGAAGATAAACAAAAAACAATTAATGCATTGTTTATAGAGATAGCAGAATTACAAAGAGAATTTTTTATTGACAGTGTTGAAAGTATTGATACTGGCAAGCAAGTAGTTACTGAAAAATCTTTTATTTCAGAATTTATGAAAAACTGTGATAAAGAAATTTACGATGCTATTAAAAAACAAATTGAACAAAATCAAGAAACTTGGACTATTCCAGTGTTTAAAGTTAAATGCATCGAATGCGAAGCCACTAACGACATTAGGTTATCTTTAGACCAATCTAATTTTTTCGCCTAAGCCTAACTCACTTGCCCGCTAAGGAAATTGAAGAAAAGTTGGTTAGGCTAGATCAAGAAATTAAAGAATTTAAACAAGAATTATTTAAAATCTCATGGTACATGCGGGGCGGAGTAACAGTAAATGATCTGTTATTGATCTATGGTTATGAAGACCGCGAAGCTATCTATAATATTATCAAAGAAAATATAGAAAATACCACTAAGAGTGGATTACCTCTTATTTGATTCCCACAAACCTGTACGTGGATTTTTTACACGAGTGCCATTGTAGTTTTGCATCCAGTACTGTCTATTCTCATTAACTAGATTAGGATATCCTGCGGCATTATTTGTAGGCTCTGGAGCAGGAGGCGGCATATTACCATTTGCATCAGGTGTATTAGCTTGTGTGACTTCTGGACTATTGTTAGCTGGGTCACCAGTGACCCACTTTTGAGCTTGATTAAAATAGTCAATCAACCAGTTTATTTTTCCTGTTGCTACATTAACAGGCATTACTGTTTCTGATAACCAGTCAACTACACTAGTTGGCATGATTGCTTTAGCTATCAATACTCCGGCTGCATTTGGCATGTCATCAACATTGCCTGCACCAGCAAGTTTACTAGCATTGTGTTGAGCAAGAAAGGTTGCTCCTAATAATAAAGTTGGTACCGCTTTTTTAAGAATAAATTTTTTAACTCCTGGAAGCTCAAGTTGCCCAAATAACGCTAGCATCAATACAGACGAATTTAAAACTTCAGATAGCGAAGGCATTTTCGCTGATAGTACAGTTTGAATTATTCTTTCATCAAACACTGTACCTGTTAGTGTAGCAACAGATTTTATAAAACACGCACGTCCTTGACTATGCATCATATAAGTGATAAAATAATCTGGAGCTAGTCTAATTTTTCCATTAGGTAATTTAACACCGTGTTTTAAAATTTCAGAACTTTGTGATGGATCCATAGTGCTAGGATCGATTTCGTCTAAATAATTGCCTTTAGCATCTCTTAGGCGCCAGTCATCTCTACTAGGATCTGTTTTTGATCTGTTGACCCAGTCAACAAGATTTTTCATATTTTCACTATATTCAAAATACGGTCTTAGTATAACCGCATCAACGGCATTGAAAATGGTGAAATACTTTAATATTTTTGCATAAGAAATTTTGGCTTCTTTGGCCGGAAGAGTTTCTGCAATATTTTTTATCATTGCTTCAAATTGATCAAGCCTTGCTTTTAATTCTGGAGTCATTCCTTGATCAACTTGAACTTGCTTTTGACTAGTTGTGGTGTCAGTAGTTTTAGTTCTTTCATCACTGGCAACACCGGGAGCTTTAGCAGGTGCTTCAGGTTTGGCCAGTAATAGCTCTCGCTTAATCGTAGCCATTCTAGTATACACATCTTCTATAGCTGTGTCACTAAAATAAGTTCTTATTTGATTACTGACTTCTGGAGTATTCCATACTGAATCTAAACGGGGTGCATTTTTGTGTGCTCGGTCTGCGGCCACTGCTTGCTCAGCCCACTTGTCGCTTAGATCTTCTATAGCATCTTGTATTCGTTTTTTAGTAGGTTTGTCGTAATTAGCAGTAACTTTAAGCATGTCGTCTTCAACAGCTCTGAGATTATCCCGTAATGCCGGTTCATTATTATGTTCCTGAGAACCAGGTTCTTCTTTAGGACCACGCTTAAATGGATTACGCATCTTAGGCATTTTAAAGCTAGGAAACTCAATCTCATTTAATTGATTAGAATTAGGTGTAATAATTTCAGTAACTTTCATCTTTTACTCTCAGTAAGATATTTATCAACTGTTTTAAGAAGAACTTACGTTCTTCTGTTCATCGCTTTCAGCTCGAACTATTAAGGAGTAGAAAAAGTATAATTTAAAACGCGAAGCGTTAAAGATATTATCTAGATCGTTCAGTCACACTTTGCCCTAGCGGGCAAAGCGTATGGACATTATCTGAGTCGAACATGAACACCCTAGTGTTTTTGCATTACAGTGGCGGTCATCCGGTACCACGAGCAAAGTCTTTATATGACGGCGGGCTATTAAACAACACTAAACGCTTAATAACCGTGGAGCTACTACTCCTCTTTTAGCCTTATTCTCAACTACTTACACATTAAACCAGTTAGCGGCGTATCTGATCATCGTCCTGTAAAGGATAGTAATGTATAACTCTGTCACCAAGCAGAACTACCTTACCGCCACACATCAGAGCGGATTTCGGGCACTCGAACAACGCCAGTGCGGGCTTATTTGGTGATTAAACAGCCTGAATTATTATGACTTGAGTATATGTGAACCATGTACACGCACTTGAATATGACCATTATAATAGTCATTTGATTCAAGAACTCTACGTGCGAACTGCTCACGAGCTTCGATATAACTACACTCTGCCTTTGATTTACAATAGAAAAGTATTTCTCTTCGAAAATTTTCTACGCCTAACTGCGTAACATCCTTGCTTAATTCTGGCGAGCTACCATAATAGGTGCGCCAGTCTGAATCAATTTTGCCACGGATTTTCTTCTTTTTCTTAGTGCCGTTCTTGAGTTTTACTGTTTTGTAAGTAGTTTTTGAGAATTTTGCTAATTTTTTGCCTATGTACATACGCCCTGAAATCGTGTTTGTTATAAGATAAACAAACCCAACACAATCCTCAGGAAGCGTTTCAACTATTTCGTCAGTGTAGTACCAAGACATAATATATGTATATTATTCATCCTGGTCCTCCCCGCCATTTTGGTTTGCCTTACGTTCTGCCTTATTTTTATCTAACCACACGCGATACTGCTGTACGTGAGCACGACGTTCCCGTGCAATAATACGTATTTGTGCCAGCCAGTAGCGCATGTTTTCGCCCGCTCGCCTAGTTCCACGAGCTTGCCATTTTTGATTTTCCCTAAAGTATTCCTTAAAAGCCGCCATGAGACGTTCATGAGATTCCTCATTTTGCTCGGGTGACGGTTCAACATGTTTACTCATTAATCTCTAAGTCGTTTGCATAGTTGGTAAAGCCATTTTCCTTAACAACTTTCAATACATTGTTCACACGTCCGATCAATTCGTCCTTGTGCGAAATTAGGAAAATGTTCTTTTTACGTTCACGAGCCATCTTTTTAAGTACTGCTAGCGCACCTTCTACGCCAGCCGCATCAAGCCCGTTGTCTATCAATTCGTCCACAAATAGCAAGTTAATCTGCTGATACAATGACTCCCACACGTCACGGAAAGCCCATGACAACGACAGGATCAAACGGTTGCGTTCGCCACGTGACAAGTTGTCAAAGTCCAAGTCTTGACCCAGTTGAGTAATCATAACTGTAAGGTCATTTTGGAACAAAACTGTATGTGGCAAGCCCATTTTATCCAGATAATAGGTAAGTCTATTATTCAAGTAAGCAAGGTTTTGGTCAATGATTTTCTTACGAATAAATGAATCTTTAGACGTTAACAGCTTGAGTAAAAACTCCTGATGGTCCTTGAGTGTGTTGAGTTCGTTAACACGATCCCAAGTGATTTCCTGCATGGCTGTGTTGGTTAATTCGTCAATTTGCTCTTGGTAAGGATCAGACTCTCCAGCCTTAATTGTCAGCTGATTTTCTAAACTTTTTAGATTATTTTGATGTTTTAGGGCCTGCTCGACAGTGTCATAGTAAGTGCTAGGACGACCATTTATTTCGCCGATTGCTTCAATTTCACCGGTAATTTTAGCAAGATCTTTAGTTACCTTGTCGAAATATTTCTGGGCCTCGTCAAGGTGGGCTTGTGCTGTAGCAGTCATTTCTTCATGCTTGTGATCATGCAACTCTTGTTCACATGCGTGACAGGTCTTGTTAGCCAATAAGGCGAGCTCGCGATCATACTTCGTGACGCTTCGCTCCGCTTGCGCTATCGCGCTCTCTAACGTAGCCCGTTCCTTATTTAGGCTTTTCAGCTTCGATGCCTTTTCTTCATAGGCTTTTAGCTCGCCGTGCTTTGCAAGCTCTGCGTCAATATCTACGCTTTCTAATTCTACAATAGCACGGGCAATTTTCTCTATTTCTTGGGTGTGTTGAGTGTTCCAAGCACTTTGTCTTGTTAGCAATCCGTCGATGCTATGCTGTATTTTTTCGTTACTTTTCTTGGCCGCCTCTATGTTAGCAGTCTCTTGCGTAATTAGATCCCTAGTTAATTTAACTTGTTCTTTTAGTGCTTCAGCCTTCTCACTAAGTATGGTAATTCCTAGTAATTGTTCAATAATCACACGTTGGTCATTAGCCCTCATACTTAAGAATGGCTCAGTATATGTGTTCAATGCAACCACGTGTTTGAACAT